TACCGGTCGTGTTCAGAGTCCCGCATACAGCTACAGCGTAGTTAATTTGGGAGCCACGTCCGGGACACAAACATTGAACTTAGGATTAGCAAGCGAGTGGGTAATTTCAGTTACCGGGACAACGACGTTTGCTTTCACTAATACTTTGGGGGCTTCAACGGGACAAGTGGCTTTCCTTCGCATAGGTAATGGCGGATCACAAACTATTAATTGGCCCTCGGGTACTCAGTTTGCCGGTGGAACAGCACCAGCCTTAACAGCCTCGGGTAATGATGTGTTAGGCATTATGTGGGATACGGTCGGTGGCTACTACATGGTGTTTGTGATCGGTTTGAACATGGAAACATAAAATGGCAAACTTTACCTTTTTGTTAGCTAGCAAGAAAACTCCGTATGTACCGCCGGGTCCTCCTGATGGTACCTATGGGGTATTTGCATTGACTGTAGGCGGTGTGACCGACGTCTATACTTTTAGCACTAACGGGGTTGCCACGGGTGCTTCATTAACTGCAACTGTGGGCAACTCTGGGATGTCTGCGGCTGGCACCTATAACGTTGGCATATTTTCCATTGGTGGTGGGAAGATATCCAACACTTATACCTGGAGTAGTAGTTCAATAGCTGCTGGCACTTCATTTATTAATAATGTAAGTGAAGGCTTGGCTGCAGGTAATTCTACTATTGGGATTTTTGCTAGGGGTGGTGGCACGGACATCACCAATTCCTACACTTATAGTAGTGCAGTTACCGCAGCTGCTACATCTTTGAATCTATCATCATTCAATAACACAGGGGGTGCTGCGGGTAACTCAACACAGGGCGTATTCTCTGCGGGTGCTGGAGCAGGTAATGCTACTACTTCTAAGTACCAGTATGGGGCAGCAACCGTTGCCTCGGGTACGGGCTTGGGCGTGGTTTCATCAGGTAATGGATGTGCATGTGGAAACTCTACGTTTGGTGTGTTTTTTGCAAGTAACAATGGTGTGTCTCGTGTTTACACTTATTCGTCTGATGCAGTAACTGCGGGTACTGCAACGGCGGATGTCCAAGCGGGAGCAGCGGCAGGTAATTCAAGTTTGGGTGTTATAGCTAGAGGTGCCTCCACAGCAGGCACGAACACTTACAACTATTCAACTAGTGCTGTGGCTACAGGTACCTCTTTAACCGCAGCTTTAAACCTGACGGAAGCCTGTTCTAACGGAGTCTATAATGTAAATGGTACCTAATGGCCTGCACTCAAAACATCGGTAGCTAGGGGGAACAATGTTGTTGATTGATCGTAAAACAAAAACAGTAATGTCTGAAACGGAACTTCGATTAAGACACCCATTAGTATCATTTCCGGCAGAATTAAAAGCACATCACCTTCAAGGTTTTGACGTTGCAGAGTTAATAGCTACACCAAAGCCGCAAGCCTCAATGTTTATAACTACTGTAGAAGGCGTACCTGAGGAACAAGGAATTTCCTATGTCAAGACTTGGATTCAGACGCCAGTAACAGTAACAGAAGGGCAGAAAATTCTTCTGACCAAGGTAGCAAATAAACGTTGGCTAGCTTGTCAGGATATTGAAATCGCTATGAACGGGGCCTCACTAGTAGTCGATAACACTACGTGGCTTTATCTTAGAGACTTAGCTAATTATGGGTCCGGATCCTCAATTGACTTCAAGGCCCCAAACAATGTATGGCTAACTATTAATCCTCAACAAGCTAACAAGTTGTGTACGGCCGTGACATCTGTTATTCAACAGAATTTCTCTAATGAGAAAGTTCATCACGAAGCAATAGTTAAGCTCACTACAGTTGAACAGTGGGAAGCCTACGATGTGACGACTGGGTGGCTCTCTAAAACTTCTATCTAATATAGGACTGCTAAATGAACCTCAGCAAAGCTGTGCATCGTCTCTTGGCTGAAACTCAGGTAACTGATCCGCCAAACAATAATAAGAACTACCAGTGGCAGCGGGAAATGAAGCAGGGCTACAAAGGTAAGGCCCGAAAACCAGATCAGGTGTTGCCTGAGGGTACGTACACAAAAAGTGCTTCTGAAATTGCTCATGTATTGAAGCAGCATTCGACGGACTACAAGCAGGCGATGTCAAAACTTTCTGGGTATATAAACAGCCAGGGGCGTAATCTTCAAGGTGGGGATAAAGCCCGTCTCTACGATGCAAAGAACGCATTACGACAAGCCTATGGGCAACCTGCAGAAACTGCTAGCGCTGGATACCCTTTATACGCACTGCCACCAGGTCATAACCTAGATGATCCTGTAGGTGGTGGCTTAGGAATCCTAGAAGATCAATTAAAGGATTTGCAAATGCCGAATGATAAATTAAGTATCAAAGCAGCTCTACGCTTAGTTGAGGTCGAAAAACTTGAGGCCTCTATTTATAACTCATTGCAAAACCCAGGTAACAGCACGTCTATAGGTAGTGTAGAAGTTGAGGCGGATAAATGGATTAAAGACGTGAAACCTGAACACGGAGTTGTTCCAGAAGGTACGTTCACAAAGAGCGCTGATCACATAGCAAAGACCTTGAAACGTGCATCCGATAGTGAAGCTAAAGCCATGGAAAGGTTAAATTTCTACGTTAATCGCCAGGGCGGCAATGCATCGGCCAAGGATAAATCTAAGTATGAAAAAGCAAAAGAAATCCTGAAAGGCCTATATAAGTAAGGTGCAATTTTATGACAGGGTGAGGAACAAGCAAAATACTAAGGGGTGATCATGACTGCAGTTGTCCAGTTAAAAAGAAGTTCAAGTCCGGGACTAGTACCTGGATCAGATGAATTGGTAGCCGGGCAACTAGCTGTTAATTTGTCTTCAGGTTTGCTTTATGTGGGTACTGGATCGGCTATCATCCAAATTACGGGTAATGGAAGTGCTGCATCATTTACTACGTTGACGGCCTCAGGTGCCTCGACTTTAACAGCAGGAACAGCAAGCACTAGCACTACGACAGGAACTCTAGTTATTACTGGGGGCCTAGGTATTAGTGGTGCTGTGTACGCAGGTTCTTTGCAAAATACTCCAATCGGTAGTTCTACCGCATCCACTGCTTCATTCACCACTTTGGCTGCATCGGGGGCAGTAACAATGACCGCTGGCACTGCTTCGTCGTCCACAACGACAGGCACCTTGGTTATTACTGGAGGCCTAGGTGTAAGCGGTGCAATTAATGCTAATTCATTAACTATTGCAGCCTTGAATGGGACTCCCGTTGGCTCGACTACACCGAGTACGGGGGCCTTCACGACCCTGACGTCCAATGGGGCAACGACTGTCACGGCTTCGACAGCCTCAACGTCTAGTTCCACTGGGGCCTTAGTTGTTACGGGCGGTGTGGGTATCGGAGGTGCGCTGAATATTGGAACCGCTTTAGGTGTAGCATCGGGCGGTACGGGGGCTGCAACGCTAGCAGCCAATGATGTATTGTTAGGTAATGGAACGTCAGCACTACAAACTGTAGCTCCAGGTACTTCTGGAAACGTATTAACATCCAACGGTACAACTTGGCAGTCGACGGCACCAAGCGGTGGTTCAGGTAGTCCTTATTCAACTACACAGATATTCAATGGTTCAGCAACAGCTCAGGCAATCAAGCTTACTAACACCACGGACCTTGCAGATGTGGTAGGTGCAGCTCCTAGCTCAACGCAGAATCTATATCTGGCAAGTGGTAAGGTTCAGTATTACACCACCAACGCAGCAAACAACTGGACTATAAACTTTGCGTTCTCGTCGTCGACCTCGCTGAACACTGCGATGTCTGTTGGTGATTCGATGACGGCCGTGCTGATGGCTACCCAGGGTACTACCGCATATGTTGCTAATGCGTTCGAGATAGACGGTACAGCAATAACTCCCCGGTGGTTGGGTGGTATAACCCCGAGCACGGGTAATCAGAATGGTGTAGACCAGTACACATTCACGATTCTTAAAACAGCAAGCGCGACCTACACGTTACTCGCATCGCTCACGCAGTTCAAAAACCCAGATGGTACGTACTCAATATTTGCCACTGGTAACACCACTACGACATCAAACAAATACACGTATAGCGGTAACTTGGTTGCAGCCTCGACAGCAATGACGGCCAACGTTAGCAGTGGTGCGGGTGCGGGTACAAGCTCAATAGGTTATCTGGCATTAGGCGGATCGTCTGGTAGCACAACGATGAACGCGTTTACGTTTGCGACGGCTGGTGTGGTGGCATCGACCGCATTAACCGCTGTGTTGGGTGGTGGTGGGGCTGCTGGTAATACCACGGTCGGTATATTTGCAATGGGTAACTCTTCGACCACAACCAACATCCTAACCTATAGCGGTGATACCACTGCGGCAGGTACGGGGTTGACGGGCAACATGATTGCAGGTACGGCAGCAGGTAATTCGACAACCGGTATCTTTGCGATTTCGAACACGTCGGCCGCCACAGATGCTTACACATACAGCGGAAACACTGTTGCCTCCAGCACGTCTCTGAGTACCAGTGCTTATCGCGGTATGGCCGCAGGTAACGGCAACATAGGTATCTTCGCTTTAGGTAACAGCACTTCGACGACAAACACCTTTACGTATTCTGGTGCAACAGTTGTCGCTGGTACGGGCCTAACGACCACAACGTCTTTCGGTAATGCCGCTGGCAATTCTATGACTGGTATCTTTGCAATAGGTAACACGTCGACGACAACCAACGTCATAACCTACAGTGGTGATACGGTGGTCGCAGGTACGGTTCTAACGGCCACCCTCTTCGCAGGCGCTTCGGTCAACAATGGCAATCTCGGCGTCAACATGTAATTAAGGAAATGAAATGACAACCATGTATTCAGCTTTAGTCTACCCACTGACCCCAGAAGGACAAGGTTATTCCAGACCTGAGCTGCCGTCGACATTCGTTAGCCAATACGGTATCAGCCCAACATGGAATCCCTATTCGGCTAATGTGGCCGACCGCACGGAATACTGGGCGGATACAGCGGGCACTCTCACCGTCGAAGAAGTAGAGATTCTGCTGATCGGCCTAACGGGTATTCAGACCGCACAGGTAGCATTGGTTAGTGCCGGATGTCAGGCCGCGATCTTCGCAGGCTTTACATCCAGTGCATTAGGTGAGGCCTACACATACCCGTCTCAGCTACAAGATCAACTGAATCTTAACGGGGAAATCACCCTGTCGCAGTTGGCTGCTAGTCAGGCGGCAGGATGGACTACTACGTTCTGGTGCGCAGACTCCACCGGTAACTGGGAAATGCGTGCCCACACGGCTGCACAAATCCAACAGGTAGGCTCTGACTTCGTAGCTTCGAAATTGGCTAATATCCAGCAGAACATTGTGTTAGCAGGTCAGATCATGGCCGTTACCAACGCTACGCCTAATCCAGTGGACGCAGTTCAAGCCATTGTGTGGGCTGCACCTTCTGTCGCGTAAGGAACGATGATGACTAGACTTCAGCTGTTTGGCCTAGCCGTAATATGCATCGTCTTCATGCCATTTCTGGCCCTGTTCTTGGTAGCTCAAGCACTGTTTGGGTCGAAGAACAGGGCCAAGAATATGGAAATCGCTGAGGGTGAAGAAGGCAACTCCTTGTTCGGTGGTCCTCCTATTCAGACCATAAGTGCTAGGACCGGTAACGCTTTGATTCAAGGCAAACGTTGGGCACAGATTATCGGCCCAATGATCGATCACCTAATGGGCAAGGGCCATTGCCTATCTAATGCAACGATCCCGGTTCCGGCTGGGTTTGTTGTACCTTACTGACCGTAATCGTAACTAAGGAAATAAGATGACAACCATGTACTCACCGTTGGTGTATCCGTTGACCCCTGAAGGCGAAGGTTATTCGGAACCGACATTACCCTCGACGTTTGTATCGCTGTACGCTACCACACCAACATGGAATCCGTATTCCACGAATGCAGCGGATCGCACTCAATATTGGGTGGACACTGCTGGTACTCTGACGCTTGAAGAGGTTGAAGTTCTTCTATATGGTCTATCCGGTATTCAGTCTCAACAGATTGCAATCGTGGCTACCGGGTATCAAGCGGCATTGGTTGCTGGTTTTACCTCTAGTGCCTTGGGTTCGGCTTATACCTATCCGTCTCAAGTACAGGATCAACTAAATATCCTAGGTGCTTCTGCACTTTCGTTTACCGCAGCAGGACAAGTTGGGGGTTGGACGACGCAACTCTATTGTACCAATTCAAGTGGTGTCGGTGCTATGGTTGCCCATACAGCTGCACAAATTCAGCAAGTATTGACTGATAGCGAAACTAATAAACAAGCAATTATCAATCAGAATTTGACACTAGCTGCTTCGATCTTGGCTATCACAACGTCAACCGATAGTGCGATTGATGAAATTCAAGCAATCGTTTGGGTTGCTCCCTAGTAACTAAAATCCCAGACAGGTTAAGCCATGAAATTTTATACCAAAGACAAACCAAACGGAACAAAATCTATGTTGTTTGAGTGTCCTGGTTGTGAGTCCATGCACATGGTGCATGTGGCGGGAACCGGCCACCCTGTCTGGACGTTTAATGGCAATGTATTCTTTCCAACTGTTAGCCCTAGTGTATTAGTTAAATGGGACCAGTGGTTTCCGTCCGCGTCTAATCCAGAGATTAGGTCAAAGATTAAGAGCGGCGAGATAGTGCAGGAAAAGAAGGCTATGGTGTGTCACTCGTTTATTAAGGATGGGATGATTCAATTCTTGAATGACTGCACGCATAAGTTAGCAGGACAAACCGTAGAAATTCCTGAATGGGAAGAATAGAAATTAGTAGTCCAAAACAATAAAGTCAAAACCCCTTCCTACAAATATAGGTACCAAATTGAACTCAAAACCACATCGTCAGAACTCCAAATTCCAATTAACGTATTTCATGGCCGGTGATTGCAAAACCGCAGATGGTGCATGGTCCTTGATGTACGGGCAGAAGATAGATATCGAGGGCAAGCTTAGGCATGCTGAAGCACAGAAACTCAAACGTGATGCCAAGATCATGGCTGCTGAAGAGGTATTGGATGATCCAAAGGCAAAGCCTAGCGAGAAACTTTATGCTAGAGCCGATATTGCTGAAGCCTTGGCTGATGTCCCTACATGGGAAATGAATTTGCAAGCAGCTAAGATGGAACTCGTAGATATCCAAGAAAACATGGATAAGCTTGAGCCTCATCGCAAATACGCTCACCTTCCCTTGCTTGAAGCTACTGAAGCTTGTCAGCAAGAGGAATGGTTACTTGAACTTCAAGCCAGAGTCGAGAACTACATGATTAGCCAAGGATCGATTCCGGCCGATCACCTGAACACCATGCGCTGTCATCCGGAGTTCCATACACGGATTGTTCCGCATATTAAAAATGTCTATCAGGCAAGACTTAAGCTCACTGCCGCAACAGCAATGGATGGATTGGAACTCTTGAGTCCGAATACGTATCAATTAGAAGCACCAACAGAAAATAAAGAAGGTGGGGAATAACTAACCACTGTATAAAATCAACGACTAGTCACCGAGGTAGACCATGAGTTTAATATTTTTCCCCTACACAGTTGTCCAGTCAAATGGTACCTTGGTGCCTAGTCAATCACCGACGGTTGATAGTCTACCCTTAGAACCATCTGAAAGTTTAAGTGTGATTCTGACACAGAACAACGGTAGTGCTATTGCAGGTATTTATCAATGGGTTATTAACTCTCAAGGTGGACAATGGAGGTACATGGCACCATTCGCTGTGTTCTGTGATCAATTATTCACTGTCAGTTCCACCTTTATTTGTTTTCCCAATCAAGGTTCAACTTTGCTTCAGGTAGGTCCATCAGGAACCGCGAATATTCTGGTCTACAGATACGGCGTACAAGTTGTTAATTACACCGTAGGTGAAACAGGACTTACCTTAGAATCTCCAGCTTCTGCGAATGATGTGTATTTAGTAGTACAAACTTCTACTATGACTCCGGCGTCGGCAGCGGTACCGGAAGCTCCGGTAGTACCTGACGAACCTTTTGTCAGGGTTGACGGTACGTGGGAACCGTTGCAAGACTTTCTTGATGCGGGTGCATTCGTTGGTTAATATTTTAAGGAGTAGTCTATCATGGCTGCAGTTGTCCAAATGAAACGTAGTTCCACACCAGGATTAATTCCAGGTGCTGATGAATTGGTTGCCGGTCAATTAGCAATTAACACGGCAGATGAAAAGTTGTATGCACTAAATTCCAGTGGCGTTGTAGTTTCGCTGGGTGGTGCGGGTGGCGGGACCGTTACTTCGGTTAATAGCGTAAGTCCGGTTTCAGGCAACGTGACATTAACCCCCACCAATCTTGGAGCTTCTACTGTTGGTAACGCTGTATTTACGGCCAGTACCGCAGCTGCTGCAGTCACGGCCTTGGGCGGTACTACCGTAGGTTCAGCAGTTTTCACCGCTGCTTCGACCGGCGCTGCACAGACGGCTATCGGGGCCTCGACTTTGGGTGCAGCATTGTTTACCACGGCCAGCGCAACTGCGGCTGTGACTAGTCTTGGCGGTACGACAGTGGGTGCTGCTGTATTTACCGCAGCCTCAACAGCTGCGGCTCAAACAGCAATTGGTGCATCTACCGTTGGTGCTACGTTATTCACAGAGACCACGACTGCTGCCGCTTTGTCTTATTTGGGTGGTATTTCGACGTCAGAAATTAACGTGGCAAATGGTGTTGCGCCACTGGACTCGAGTGGCTTAGTGCCTTTGGCCAATATTCCGGCGTCCCTGATTGGTGCTGTGGACTATCAAGCACCGTTTATTCCGGGTACAACTACCCTTCCTGCGGCTGCTACGGGTAATAAGGGCTGGTACTACATCGCTAGTACGGCGGGCACGTACACGCCACCCTCAGGAACGTTGCTGACCTTTGCCGGTGGTGACTATTTAATCTCCAACGGTACAGCTTGGAGCACTATATCAACACAAGGTGCTGTTACCTCAGTTAATGGTCAGACTGGCGCTGTTGTGCTCACCGCTGCGTCTATTACATCAGGTACGTTTGCAGCTGCTCAATTGGGGGCCTCAGCTGGTGATAATTTAGTACTCACAACCAGCGGTGCAGGTGCTCCTACTTGGGTTGCTACCATATCTGCTGCTCAAGTCGGTGCCTCATCTGGCGATTCCCTGATTTTGTCTACCAATGGCTCGGGTGTATCCACCTGGGTTGCAACCGTGCCTACAGCAAATCTTCCGGTGGCTACTGCATCGGCATTGGGCTTGGCCGAAGCTGGTTCCGGTCTGTCTGTGTCCGCGGGTGTGTTCTCGGTCAATACGAGTGCATTGACCCTGGATGAAGGTACTTACACAGGTACGTAATTCAAAGTTAGTAATTAACAAAAGGCCCGCTTGTACAGGGGGCCTTAGTTTTATAAATTGGTGAACGATACAAGTTAGTATCGTGCCCTGTTAATTTTATATAGTGGCAACGGTAACAATAAAAATATCACTAAAACAGGACTTAGGCTCATGGATGATTTAGATTTTGTTCAAGACGCAGAGGCAGAAAACATGGCTCGCGCAATACAGGCCGTTCGTAATCGTGCTAGGTCAAGCACGTTATTATTCTCTGGTAGCTGCTATTATTGTGATACGCCAGTCAAATCGCCTCACGTATTCTGCAATACAGAATGCCGCGATGATTGGGAACAAGAACAGCGACTACTGAGGATGAACGGACGAGGCACGAGCACCTAGATAGAGAATTTAGTTAGGAGATGTGGGGATTTAGGATCCCGCTATATAAAATATGACAAAACTCCTGCATCTTCGTAACTCAACACCGGGACTTGCCCCAGCAGCAGATAACTTAACAGCAGGCCAGTTAGCCATAAATTACGCAGACGGTACTTTATGGACCTTAAATAGTTCGGGGATAGTTAAAGAATTGGCTAGTGCTTCTATTCTGGCTACAACGCTCACAACTACTGTAGCCTCTACATACGGCATAACTGGGGTTGGTGCCACAATAACAAATCTCGATACCTCATTCAGTACTGGATTTTATTATGCACCATCAACAGCATCAGGAACGTTCCCCACAAATACGGGAGCCCTCAATGCAACGTTGTTGGTTACTAATAATGGCACAACATCAGCGGTTACTCAATTGTTTACGGCCTTGGGTGGCACGTTTGACGGCTCTATTTATGTACGTCAGTACGTGAGTGGTGCATGGTCCATTTGGGTTGCGGCCTACACACCATTGAACACGACTACACAGTTGGTAAAGACGATCAATGGTGTGAGTCCTAATACTAGTGGTAATTTCATCGTCAATGAACCAAAGAACAAAATCATAAACGGGCGCTTCATTGTCTGGCAGCGATCAGTGCCCGCTGCAGGGGCTCAGGCTGGCTTCATTGCTGACCGCTGGTACATGTTTAGCAATGGGTCCACGGTAAGCACAGGGAGCGCTACGACGTTTCCTGTTGGCAGTTCAACCTATTTTGTGTGGCAAGAAACGGCGGGTACAGGCACACCCTATATCAGTCAGTCCGTGAACGATGTAACGACGTATTCAGGACAGACTGCGACTATTAGTTTCTGGGCTAACCCGTCTAAAGCGATGACCCTAACACCAACGAGTTATCAAAATTTCGGGACCTCAGGTTCAACAACGGTGACTACTGCGGGCTCAGCAATTACGTTGACATCCGGGGCTTGGACCCTTTACACACAGACCATAAATGTTCCATCAGTCCAGGGTAAGACCATTGGTGCTAATAATTATTGTAGGATACAGCTAGCAACGGCTTTAACACCAGGGACCTTTACACTGAATTTAACAGAGGTTCAATGGGAACTAGGACCCTCGTACACAGGTTACGAGTACGAGGACCTGAGTATTACAACGGCTAGATGTCTGTTCTACTATGAGATGTTTAACAATAATTCACTGGGTTGGGCTGGCCGACTATCTGACGGAGATGCGGCCCAGATGATGGTGAATTACGCCTTCAAGAGATTAGGTGCACCAACCCTAAATTTCTTGAATGTCACCGAAACTAATTTGACTAACACCACGATTACAACTACAGAACAATCGAATCAGGTATCTAGATTGACGTTGCCTACATGCAATCAATTGTTAGGTGCCTTGTGTACGATCAATTTCAATTTAGAAGTAGTGGCAGAATTACCCACAACATAGGATTCAAGATGCCAAGAGCCGAACGCAATATGAGGATGTCAGTCACTACAGCAGTTCCCAGACCGACCAATTCTACCATTAATACAGGCATTCGATCTACATTTAATATGGGCTTCCGATCAGGTACAGGCGGACCCGGGGTTGCCCGAAACACCCAGTTTATTAAGGCCCCGAGAGGTTTCAAATGACAAACAATTGCATAACAAGTCTGCCTAACGCGCCATTGAATACTCTGGTCGCTGAGGTTAGGGCCTGGCTAGGTCAGAATCATGTGACACGAAATCTAGCTACTGCGCAGGTTGCATTCGATGCTACGAATGGATCAGTAGTCGAAGCCTTCAACATCCCTGCTGCGTCTAGCCTAACCCTGAGTCAAGGTACTGCGGGACTAATTCTTCAGACAACTGCTCCTTTAACTGTTGTAACAACGGTGACTGTCGTTAGCCCGCCCTCCACGGTAACCAACACGTTCATCGTTAATAGCTTGTTGGTGTTGGACCAGGCAACTACTACCGTTGTACTCACTAATACTAATTTGTCGGGCGGTGCAGCAATAACGGGGCGACTGTACTATGTACCAAATACTCCGTTGTGAAATGATTTAAAAGGTGAAAAAGGCCAGATTCCTAACCGTGGAATCTGGCCTTTATTTTTATCTAGCAAAAGTCTAATTACTCACCTCAATCTACTTACCATGCAGGGTAGAATGTGTAGCCTAAAATCAATGAGGCTTGAGGGAAATTCCCTGCAGCATCAGCGGTCACTGTTAAATCAATAGTAATAGTGGTCCCCATATTGACCAAAAGATTTGCATAATCCGTCTTTGACAACTGCGTATGGTCCTGACCTGAGGCACTAAGACTATCGCTAGTAGTGATAGAAACTACCATTAAGGTTGAACCTTGACCTATTGTGTTGGATTCAAATTGTGATTTGTTTTCAGTACCAAAGGCCAGCACGTATCCAGTACAGGGAGCCGTGAAACTTAAATTCAAGGTCTCCACACTAGAGGGGCTTGGTATATAGTTTGTCGACGCCAGTTGAGGTGCAAAATTATAGCTTGTTGGTGACGATTTTCCAACCACTGCAACAGAGAACCAATCAGACCAGGCACTTGCTTGGTTGCTATACGAGCGGTAGTACATAGGCACGCCAGTAATACCACCAGTGTTGGACCCCCCATAGCCCTCAGGGTTATAGAACTGAGTGATCGTCCCGTAGTTCACGATCTGCAGAATACCATCCCAACTTACGGGGGGCCAATTAGCCGGAACACCAGAAGCCCCAATGGCAGTATCGTAACAACCGGAAGGCAAAGTCGTATCGTTGAGGTCATCAGCTGAGGTAAGCTTGCGTCCCATACCCGGCCAGGTTGAGCCATCAGCAGGACCATGGAGCAAACCGTAGGCTGTTATTTCCCCGGCAGTGGGCATGACCAGTCCTGATCCACCGTAAGCTAATCCAGGATTGCCTACAGTAGCTAGAGTCCCACCGCCTGCAATCTGATCTGCGAATACCGCACCATCGTCTCTAAAGATCGCAATGTTAGAACCAATAGCAGGTGCTACGGGCAACGGGATATTATTGTAGGTTCCGTCATTCGTCACATTCAAATTAAATTGATAATTAGAACCGGCGGTGACCACACTTGAAACTGATCGGAAATAACCCTCGTAAGTTCTGATAACGAATCTTCGATTGGGTGCCGTTAAATCTGCTGGATTGCAGTCGGATGCCGGTACCTGCACCCATGAGGTGGTTGAATTCTCGACCGGGAATAAATTGATGGTCGTCCCTATGTTGTAGTAGTCATAGGTTGAGTCAATAGTCCACAAGGAAGCACTCGTGTTTGACAACAACGTTGAATCACCACGCTCACTCAGCTCAGCACACATAACCAATGGAATATCAGGGTTGGCCGATAGTTCGGGTGGATAAATATCAGACCATTGATAAGCATTCCAAAGTGTGGGTGGGGCACAGATAGTATCGATCTGGAACACGGCCGTTGATTGTTGAAGCTTGATCAAACAGTTGAAGGTGTAGGACGATATTACATTTGAACCTAGAGAACTATATTGCTGTTGGGGCGTGTCGAATACAGCTTTCGCAAACATTGTGCCACCAGCCAGGTACAGGGCCACCTCACCAAATTGAAAGGGACCCGTACCCGGAGGTAAATTACAAATAATGTTGAGCGTATTGTTGCCTATATTTTCATATGATGTTGGAACACCTGTGTATAAAAGCGTTCCATTCAATCCTGTGTCAGTAGGCTCTGGGGTATAACCAAAAGCACTACCAATAGCGAAGGAAGTTAACGAAATAAATGGGCCAGTAGGAGCAGCAGTCGAGGCTACTGCTAATCCTAGATCGGTTATGACAAAAACTGGTGTTCCACCTGACATATCAGTAGCCTCTAATAATTGTTTGTAAGAGTTTCAAGTCAGCCCTCAACTTGGAATTTTATTTTCCGGTATCACGTATATGAATGACACATACACATCAGTTCTTGATTTGGTTGCACCTGAATCGCTAGATGGCTTCTGCACACAAGAAGTTGATAGGCCGTTGCTGCTGGTCATAAATTATGTTGTAGACATAAGTACGTAAGCCATAAGTCAGGTCAAATGCTATTGGATAAGATGCTTGGTTGGTCTTACCTGAGGCAACGGTCATTGACTGAACATCCGCCCAATTCACTCTAAGCTGACCTGAGGCAAATGAGGAATTAGCTGTGGTGTTGCCAACCAATATCAATTGTTGATTGTTGCCCGCGTAATCTGCATAGAACTTGATGAAATATTTCCTAGCATTTAACTGAGCAATAGTTGGACTATTAGCCGCACTCATTTGCAGACCATTGATCAAGAACTGCGAACCGTATTGCACAAAGGTAGTTCCACTTGAGCGCGCCTGTACACCGATGAGCCCCCAATAAGCAGTTGGATCAGTCATATTGACTAAGGATCCAATCAGTGTTGCGTAACCCGATTGATCATGATTGGGGCATCGAACTACATCTGATTGAGGACCATACAATGTGGGTCCTGGGCTAGGACTAGCAGGTGCTGCCGGGAGTTGAATACTGATACCTATGAAGTCAATAGAACCACCGTACTTGTTGAACCCTGCAATCTTCCACTGTGCATTAAGGCTAGAACTTGCGGGAGCCAAGATTGGACGCTCAAGGTCACTCATCATTGAGGGATCAGCACCTGTGCCTATAGGTGCCGAATTATAATCACCGTACTGAGGATCACCGTAAAACGCGATCTTCAGATTTCCGCCATAGGTGTTGAAATCGGCAATCATGGGGAATGTCTGCCCCGCTTGCAAAAGAATCACTATGTAACCATTATATAAACCATTGGGGAACAGCGCCTGCACATAGGAGGCAGCATATTCGAAAGACTGAAAAGGCAGGGCCTTGGTTCCAGGGTTTAAATTACTGCCAGTACTAGTGTTGACAAAATAAGATACGTAATCAGTAGGTGTTGACTGCTGACCCACGTAAATGCCATCACCGTAAATCTGAATCGTATTGCCTATTGCAGCACTGATGGGCAGCAATGCTGGTGTGAAGATAGTATTGCCGTCCATTGGTCGGAACACCAGTTCTACAGGGTCATAAAAGATTGGACTTTCTTGAGTGTACGGCATTTACGTATTCCAGTAAGGTGTATAGAGTCCAGAACCGGCAACCATTTCGGTCCACCCATCTGGATTACACAATAAATTATTTCGGGTCGTTCCTACGATCTGGTCAGGAAGCTCGTTCAAAGCAACTGTTCGGGGCACAGGTATCATGGCGAAACCTGGTATACGCTCGTTACCTCGCGTGTCACCTGGGACCTCAATCCAGGAGAAGGGTCCCAAAATCATAATAATTTCTTGATTAGTAGCCGGTTGATTGCCCATGAACGTTGGGCTGACAATAGGCCCCAGAGTTGCTGGTTGATCATGGAAATTATAGACAGGTACGGTCTGTCCATTTGTATTCTGAATCCAGCCCGTAGGTTGGGCTAACAGATATACTTCACTAAAATTATCTAATGTTGGTTCAACCGAGTAGGCAGCAGTCGGCATCTGTGGAGCAGTGCTAAATGTGGGTGGACCATCTGCACCATAGCTCAGTACATTAGACATAACCAACGAATTATTAGCCCAGAGTCCAACAGCAACAATTGTTGCTAATGTGTAGTCAGGCGCTATATGATCAACAATCCACATATCAAAACTTTGATCTACTGCGTAGAGCACTAAATTATAGTTAGCAATCTCGTAGAAGAATGAAATGAGAGTTGCTAGGTCAAGACCCTGAAGGCCCCCTTGGGCAACAATCTCAACGTGGGTCGTCGGATACCAAGGGCCACCTTCCCAAATGGGGGTGCCAATTGTAGGGTCACCCGCTGGTGTAAAATTAACGTAGTCCTGAGTCCACAACGTAGTAACAACAAGCGATGAACTGAGACAGTAGTTAATGAAGCTGATGAAGGCCTCTGTACCCTTACCAAACCAGTACATACCAACCCATCGGCTAATGACCTGATAGCTGTCATTGGTGACGATACCGGCATTCATCAACTTCATACCCAGTGCATTAACCTGCTTGACCAAAAGATCGCGTTCGGGTTGAGACCAGGCCCCAAAGTCGATCATCTGCGAGTCATATATCTGTTGCTGTTCGAGCAGCGGATTAGTGACCCACATGTTGCGTAGGTTACCTAGAGTCTCTGTTGGAATATCAATTGCGGCCTCGAACACCACATCGATTGCGTTCACAAACTCGGTGTAGTAATCGTTGTTTATCTGCAGATAGGGTGGCAGCAATATTGACCTGGGTGTTCTGTAACCCAGTCTCTTGTTCTCCGCCGGAGTGTTCATGCCAGGCGGATCTACGGTGTACAGATATTGAGTCATTTATTAGTTGTCCTTAGATTAACCGTTGGACAGTCTTGAAGGTAATGAATTAATTAACTTTTGTTGACGATCTGAGTAATTAACAGTCAGGGTTAAGCTATTCAAACTATTGTACTGAATCGGAAAGTCTAAGCTAGTAGGAACAGTACCCGTAGGTGTAATAGCCCCTGTATCAGTGAAGGTTAAGGTGGATGCAGAGACTGTAGCTAACAACCCTAGTTCAGATGTACCCGGTGCTCGTCCCCAAACTTGATAGGAAGCAGCACCATATACGGCAGGCCAGTTCAGAACCACAGCATAGCTATCAATCTCTGTAATGATCTGAGGAAACACCCAGTTCTGAGGAATACCGACCTGACCATTTGTTAACGTGGTGCTGATACTGTAGGCGTAAACTAATGGCCCCAGGGTGCCCCCACCAGGAACCGTTTCATATGTGATTTGCGGGCTTTCTGGCGCAGTCACAATCATGGACCCTGTAGGTGCCTGCGGAATAATATACGAAATAAGTCCGGGGTTAGCCTGCTTGCACACGGCTATCAAATCACTGATGTAGAAGTTGGTCATCAATATACCGGGACGCGGGGCAAACAAATTATTGATAGCCACAGTACAGGCTGCTTCTACTTGTTCTAACAAGGCAGAGTTAAAGACATAAATTTCCAATGCGACATCACGGGGGACCGCTATCGGATCCTGCCACAGGAAATACGTGGAGTACATCGTGACAGTCTGACAGTAATTCGTGAACGTCTGAATCTGAGCCTGTGTCCAAGGGCTAGTTGTTAAGCCCGAAACTCTGATGACGTTCATCCATCTGTAGTCCGAAGGATCTATTTCACGCTGAGCCTGCGTTACTGCATCAATAATTCCTGGATAGGTTCCAATAGTTGCTACATATTGCGATTTGGTGACAGCCGAACTATAGGTACCGAATCCACCGGCTGCTACGTTCTTGTACGCAATTACCGGTTTATCGTTTGCACCGCCACTTGGGTTAGCCGTAGCGGTCCCAGTAATCAAAGGAAACCCAGTTACTGTTAATGTCTTTCCGTTACTGACAATCGAGTTGCCGCTAGCACCCTGAGTTACGGGAAACGAAACTACAACTACATCATTGGTCTGAGGAATAGTTGCGAACTGACCGTTGATACCACCTAGGCTGCCGAACTGTATAAGTAAGCGCCCATCGCTCATTGTGATATCAGCAAATCCAGGAAGCCCGTCAAAGTTCCACAGTCCGCCATAAGACTTGGGTACCACTGTATTATTTACTTGCACCATCGTATCTTGGTCGGAGACAACAAATCCATCCTGACTGGAAACAAAGGTCTGATGCTCTGTACCCAAACCGTTCATCGAGTAACTGAAAATCTGACCCTCGAACAATGTAGTAAGCAGCGGAGTATTGGCTAAAAGCTGGAGTGCATCTCTGTTAAAGAAATTATTTCCAGCGCAACTAAATTGAGTCAAGGGGGCCAGCGTAACTGTTACCGGCGAAGTGATAGTGCACGTCATACCAGCAGGCAGATAGCGTGCAATACGTAGGCCTTGCATTTGGGTGATGGCTAAAATAGCTGAATCAGATTCAGCAGTTTCTGAGAACACGTCCTCAGCCTCACGTATGATACGAGCCTGCGCAAAAACACCAATGGTAGATATCAGTTCAACCAGAGTCTCTGACGTTTGAGTCGTTAAGTTCCCGGCCCAAGTAGGCTGAGTCAAAAGATACTGCTGAAACTGAGTTACGAATTGTTCCACATCCGCCGTTAGATTACTTAGCGTTAGAAACATCGTAGGGCTATTTAAACTAGAGCTTGTTGAAGTCGTGGACATATTTAAACCACCACCTGAAAAGTTATATTTTGTTTGGTTGATGTCAAGTTCAGAGAGAAGGCAATTCTTACGTCGTAGCCAGGGAGTGACAGATTCGGATTGATGTATGAGTTAGAGAAATCAACGGTGATTCGTGGTTCCCATCTGGCAATAGCCTGTATCTGGGCTATCTGCATTTTGTTGGCCGTTGTCTGGTCAATAGGTTCTTGCAAAAACTCGTACCACATCGAGCCGTATTCCGGCTGAAATATACGAGCCCTTGCACCTATTGCGCAGTTAAAAATGTTGTACAAAGAATTTTGCACAGCCAGTACATCGGGCAATCGATCAGGCATTCCATTGACGGTGAACTGAGAATTTGCGTCAATCCAGGTTGCACCTGTCAGGTTCAAAGCAAAGTTAGTTATCTGGGGTGTAGCCATGACTAATCCTTATTATAAAATTCGGTCTGGCTTACGGAATTATGTGTCCAACATTTATGTTACTTGGGTAGTCCGTAATAGCTGAGGCAACACCTGATCCAAGAATGCCTCCAAAACTTCCGCCACCCGTGCTGTCCGTACCTGTGATCATGAACTTCATAGCATAATTAGTTTCAACCATGTGGCGCATAGACGAGGCTAGACCTGTAGACATTTGGTCCTTAATAGCACTAAACATGCTGGAGCCAAAACTAGCTATAGGCGAGCCAAAACAAGAACCTAGTGCACTCTCAATAGAGGATACCCCGCTTCCCAAGGCTCCAGCCAAGTCCTCTACTGAGGACTCCAACAAACCAGTAACCATCGAAGCCGTAGAAGACAGAAAGGATGTTGCACCAGCTGTCATATTAGTCAACATAGATGAAAACTGATTTAACAGAGGCACAGGATTTGTAGGACTAACCGTTCCACACAATTGCGCTAATGAATACTGAGACAGAGATAAATTCATTATCTGCCCTAGTTGGGGAACACCTAGGGCCGTGACGAACGGGGCTAGACATTGCGAGTCATTAGGATTGATATCGGGCAGCGACCCACAGCTTGAAGTAACAGCAGCTGACAGAACACTAGACATGGGTAGAGGTGTTGGCACAATATTGGTAGCTATGTTACTAAATATCGTGGTCATATCTGATACATGGCCCATGATAGTGGACAAGTCTGCTGCACCACCAACGGACCCAGCAACACCCTCTATAGACGTCAGCTGTGAGGTGATTGTGTTTAATCCAGCGATGTGAACAGCAAACGGATTTGTAAATAAACCGCCAGCATCTGAGAGACCTAAAATGGTGTTGTAGAATCCAGCGTCAACACCTGGAGGTGTTTGTATTGCTGCTTGTTTGGCAATAATATCTGCGGGTAGTGTTAGAGGAGGAAGTGCAAAAGTCATGATTTAATCACCCGTATAAACATCCGGACTACCTGTAATTATGAAAGCACCGCACGAGAGCATGTCCTGTACGCGTGTAACTCGTTCCCCATTAGCATAAACGGTAGCCGAACCCTGAATTAAGGTCACTACTCCATGTATATTGCAAATAGCTAAGTCACCTTGACGTGCAACCCGAATACCATTGGCATAGGTATCTGGGCTACCAGTTAGAATATAGCCGCCATGACTATGTGTATCCATTTGACGTGCAGTTTGTCCCATGATTAAGGTGCCGGAGGAATTGAGTTTAGTGTAGTAAGCGGAGCCTGAATGTCTATGCGGGTATTGCTATAAACTTGACAGTTACCTTGAACGATTACGGTCATAGCCT